GCGACTACTCTACCCCATCGCGGTAAATGTAATTGGCCGGTTAGTTCTGGAAACAACCGGCGCACAATTCTTAATATCGCTTTTTCCATTGTTACCAACTTATTTGCATGTTTGTGCCTTGAAACTCAACGGCGGTTATACGTTCGTCATTGGCAGTTACGTTTGGGCGTATCATTGGGGCTGCTGGCATTTTTGCGGTTTTGCCTGCTTGATGATCGGTCATGAGTTCTTTTGCTATTGTTACTGGTTTATCAAACCAAAAAGAATCAGCATAACTGCCAACAAATACTTTACCGTTACCCTGTTGATACCAAACAAAATCGGCAATACGGAACGCACGGCCAATATTGTTTAACATGGCATATCCTGAACTATCAGAGTAAAAACACGGTATGGCCGTATCAGCATAGGCTTTATCGGGTATTACAAAATCAACGCCTGTTTGTGCTGTTATCTCATCAAGCACTTGACGCATAGTTGGATGGCGCAGCATCACCGTTAAATTGTAAGCAAGTGATGCAGACCACTCACGGCAAAAAAGCGTAAACCAGCCATTAACCGCAGGTAGCACACGTTCAACATAGCCGTTAAATACTCGGTCAACCATATCGCCCCAACCTAAATCAACCGCAACCGGTGCTAACTTAGCCACACTTTGGTTAACGGTTATTTGGCAGTTACCTGGTGTTGATGCCTGTAGCACTACCCAGTGATCTTTCATATCAACTTTTTCATTATTGATATGAGCGCGAGCAATAAAACGAGCATTAGCGGTGGCCATTATGCGGTTCTTAGTTTTGCAAAGTTATCTTGTAGGTGCTGTTGTAAATTAGCGTATTGCACTTCGCTTTCACCACCTTGCTGATTAGCTTGCGCTTGGGGAGCGCGTTCCTCTACTTTTTCAGGAACCGACCTGCACTCACTAAGCGTAAAATTCACAGCCCATTGCCGGGTAGTTTCTTGTTCAACAGCTTCAATTTTACTGCTAAAACGCACTTGTTTAACCCCTAGCGTATTTGCAGTGCGATTACTTATACGATAAATAACACGCGCTCCGCCCTCAGTCGCTTCGGCTAAATTAAACAAATCGGCCAAGTTATCAGCCATAGTGAAAGGTAAAAAACCACTCACAGCTAACGTTTTAGCCTTAATACCCGTTTCAGCCTGATCAGTACTTGATGATTGGCCGCTGGCGTCTTCGCTGGCAAGCTCTTGGCTAGCCGTAATGCGAAGTGATTTAAGATTTATTGATAGCGAGTTGAGGTTTAGCATTTATCACCTAAAATATGTAAGCAAATATCTGATAGTTATGTAATAAAGCGTCATTAACTGGAGTTCCATCTTTAATGTTTTTAAGATTAATACTCCAATGAATAGAACCTTCATCACCTATACTTCCTGATTTCCATCTAGGTGATAATTCATGTGATAATGGACTGTCACCTATCATGCTCACATTGATCAAATTTGCGGGTTTATATAGCTCTAATTTAATATTACCGTTTAAAAGATCTGATTTATCAATACTTTTTATACCGAAATTTTTCCAACTGTCACTTAGTTCACCTCTATAAATAACACCTGCCGCTACTATTTCAGTACTTTCTTTCATCACACTATTTGGCACCTCTACCTTCTTATTAGTAAACTCACCATATACTTGGCAAAAACCACTTTGTTGTTCTATACCATCACCCGTTATAACCTCAAATTCTAATAAAGTAATTCTTTTAATAGGGTTATCTTTGTTATCTAAGTTTCCAGGATTAAACTTAATAATATTGCTGTCTTTTGTTTTAAAGTCTTTATTATTAAAAGAGAACTTTGTAATGTTACTAAACCTATTTGGTCCATATATTGTTTGGTCAAAGTAAAGAGACGATAAAATAATGGGTGAATGTGTTTGATCTGCTATATAACTGGCAAAATCAATATATCCTGACTTATTTGGATGAACATTGTCTGCAAACATTCCATCCTTTAAGTTTTTATAATCCCCTGTTCCATTTGTAGACCAGTGTAAATAATCGATAATTTCAACATCTTCAAATTCTGATTTAAAGTCTGTTTGGAGCCACGTATTAAATTCACGTGCTTTCTTTTCTTTTGCATCGTTGTATAGAGCATATGCGCCAATATTGCTTAGCATTAAAATAATATTATTATCTTTACAACTTTGTGCAAAATATCTGAAATTGTTTTTCATAGTATCTATTTCAATACCAATACTTATATCGTTAATACCAACATGCAAGTAAACTAAATGCGGCAACTGGCCACCAAAGTTCATTGTTTGATTACCTCTACCATCACCCACTTCTTTTATTTGATGTAATACATCCCTTTCCCATCTACTTTTAATATCTACAGATGTTTGACCACCAATACCATGATTTAAAAATGGAATAGTGAATTTGTTGGATAGCTCAAAGCTTAACTGCCCCACTTGCGATTTATAGCTTTCCATATAATCAACATTCCCTGAAGGGTGAAGCCTTCCGTGCTGTTCTGGATGACCTTCTGCAATAGAGTCTCCAATAAGTACAGCATAAGGCATAACCAAATCTAAATAAGCACCATACTCAGCTTTAACCAAAACACCTGTGTTTGCATCAGTAGACTTAATTGAGTTTGATTGATTAATATCATTAGGCTGATACGCACCATTTGAAAATGCTAAAGTATTAGCGTTAATGCATGACATAAAACCTTTCTTAATTCGATTAACTTCCTCAAACTTTTTATCTGCCTCTAACTTTTTTATAAATGTATCTTGCACCCAGCTTTTTTCAGAAAATTTTGATTCCGATCTAAAGTCATTAATTGTGTTTACATCTATTATTTGAACAAGTTTAAAAACATAATGTTCTATACCATTTACATCAATGTAATCATCCATTTCGGTGTTCGACACAGTAAACACCACTTGTGGTTCCCATTGGCTTGATGCGTTGCCATCGAAGTAAGCATCAACATATACAAATTGCGGATAGCTTTGCAAAGTTAATATTTTCTCATTCTTTAATTCCACACGCAGGCCACTTACATAACCTACGCCCGGTGTTACGCTAAATGTATTGGCGGTTGATCGCGGGACTACTTTAAAGCCATCATCAATAAACCAGTCCTTGCCGTTCATGTCGCTAGCGAGCTGGCGGGTTAGCTCATCCATGCCGCTTAAACGTGCAGTAAAGTCTAACTGCCATGTTTCTGGCGATACGCTAATACCCGCCAAATCTGCTATGCCTGAGTATTCAATACCAAAGTTACGGTTTAGTGTGTTACCGGCACTGCCTGGCGCGGTGATTGTTTTGGCAACAGTTGGTACATGGCTAATGGCTACTAATGTTTGATTTATTGACGAATACAGTCCTACCCAGTTAAATTCAAACGGGCCCGTAACGCTATCGAGAACCGTTGAGTAAACAACTACGTTGTCGTTAATACGGCCTGTTTGCTGCACGTTTTGTTGATGCACAATATAGCTGTTTGGAATGCCTTCGTTGCGATCAATTGTGCCGGTTGGGTCTTGCCCTGCTACGTTAGCAAAAATAAAAGTGTCTATGTCTAATTGTTGGTTAGCCTGTGCCTTGGTTGCAAATAACTTTTCGCCGGCAATCGTTATAACTTGTGCCATGGTTTAATACTCCTGTTTAACATTCGCGACGGTAAATTCAGCATGGCTGTCCATCGTCATAAATCGGTTTGTTGGTAATAAATTGGTATTTAATTTGGCTATAGTGAATTCACCATCACCATCAAAGTTTTTAGGGGGTGCAGCTACAGTTTGCTTGGCAATAGTCACGTATTCATAACGACGAGTCGTTCGCCCATATTGGCGGCATAATGCATTTATTAAATTTTGGCGTTCGCCTAAGTCGGCATCCAGCAGTTGCAAACTCACAACATCCCAATCAACCGTACTTATTCGCTCATCAATGGTTATCCATGGCATACCGAGCTTTTCAAACATATCAAGCCAGCCGCTTTTGCTCCCTGCCCCTTTAGCAAATGGCAAAGCGTACTTAACGCGCGTTCTGTACATCAGCTCTGTTTCGTTAGGTATTTGAGTAATGTCTCGCTCCCATGCGAGTAAATTAACCAACTCAAGTTCGGCGGTCATTGGGTCAAGCTGCTTAGCAGGCCATGCCAGCATGTCTGCTACACGCTGCCAATAAATAACGGCTGCTTGGCGTAGCTTATCGAGCTCACTAGCTGGCCTAGCCAGCCAGTAAGGCATTTTAGTTAGCGCTTGCCAGTTTATGTTCATAGTGCATTACCGTTTTCTATAGTTAGCGCAGTTAAGCGCGGCACATTGTTTTGGCTGGTTATATCGGTTTGGTGCCAATTTAATGAATCAATACCGTCAAACTCTCTATGTAACTCTTGGCTTAATCTGCTAAAGCTAAAGCGGCTAGCGGGTTGTGTTTTAGTCACTGTGTAATCGGTGTTTTCTCTAAACGCACTGCGTATAAAGTTTTCAACGTTTGTTAGCAATGCGGTTACTTGGGTCGCTAATAAATAGCCATGCGGGTAAACAGTTACACCTACACTCACATTTACACCTGGCATAGCAATTACTTGTAAATCGTCGCCATGACCATGGAAGCCTTTTTCCATTACGTATTCGTTTAAATCATCAATTAAGCTTTGGCTGGGTGTACCTGTGTCTAACAAAATATAGGCATTGGCAGTACCAGGGCCACGCGGTGCATCGTGTTCAAAAAATATATTGTCGGTATCAAGGCCACTGCGCTGGGTTAAAATAGCGCGATAAACGGCGTCAATGTGCCAAGGCGCTGCAGCGGTAAATGCGTTACGGGTGCGTAGTTTTAAATCTTGGTTTGTCTCGGCATCCGCGCCAAGCGCATCAAGCCAGTTTTCATCATTAACTGCACTGGCAATACCCGTTACCGACTCAGGTAAAATATGGTAATAACCTGCGCCTAGGTTGTATGCTGCCCCTGCATTTTCGGCAACAACAGGCACTAATACACTTGCTTGGTTTTCAGGTAAAATTACATCATCAACCGTTAGCACACGGTAAACTGTGCCGTTTATAGCGTCGGTTTGTATTACGGTACCGGCGCTAATTAATAAACCTGGTCCTGTAATAGCTGCGCGATTAAATCGCACTTTGCCATGTGCTCGCTCTTCACTTTTACGCGTTAAGTCGTGCTCCCATGCTTTGGCTTCAATAAATTCGCTATCAGTAGCCGTTTGCAAAAATAGATTAGGCAGTATTTTTTCTATTAATATTTTGTTGACTACCCATGTGGCAGGCTTTGCCACAATCGCGCTAATAAGTCGCCAAAATGGTGAATAAGGCGAGTCGTTAGCAATAATACTGCCGCTTTCATCTACGTCTTGTTTAAATAGCGTTTTCCAGCCCTCTTCTGTGGTGGGTATACCCGCTTTTTCTACAATGCGTTTAAAGTCAATTATTGGGGTTAAATCAGCCATTATTGCGCCTCTATGATCAATGATGAAATAGCGCCAAATTCGATGGTTTTAGCGTGTACCCACCATTGGCCTTTTTGATTCTCGTTTTGCTCAACTTTTACCGTGCCTGGCATAATGCGCACGTCGTCTTCTACCAATAGTTTTATTTGGGTTTGGGTGTCCTGTGTAACGCCCGTTCCTCGGTCGCTTACTAATAAGTTTGCAAGGCCGGTATCTAAAATGGCATGCACAATGTCTTGAGCAATAACATCACGATCGGTTAAATACATGGGGTTGTGCCCTGCATCTAACACCACATCACCATGCTTAATATGTAGGTCGATATAAATACTCATGAGTGCATCTCAACAAAGTTCATGTAATTGGTATCGCCTTTGGCTGGGTTAATCGTTACGCTGGCAATGTGTGTTGATTTTTGTTGGTTGGCATTGCTAATTTGCTGGGTAATACCGCCTTTTTCGGCTTTACTTCTGATTGGCTCTATTGCACTAATACTTGCAACAGAAGTGCTTGCAATATTGGTATCAATATCAACACCGGGGATCAGGTTTAATTTGTCTATTATCCAATCCATGGTGTCGTTAAATATGCTTTTTATGCCACCCCAAACGCTGCTAAAAATACCGCCAATGGCTTTTATCCAACCCCATTCGCCCATGGTGGCTTTTAGGTCATCCCAGTAATAAACTAATGCGCCCACGGCAGCTATGGCTAAAGTAATACCAGCCACAATTAATCCTATTGGGTTTGCATACATCACAATATTTAGCGCTAGCATGGCGCCTTTTAAAAATGCGATTGATGCAGTCCACGCAGCAGTTATCCCTCTGCCAATCATTGTTGCCGTATTCCACGCAGTCATGGCCATAGTTGCAGCTCCCATTACAACAGAAATTAAACCGCCTGCGGCCACTAATGCCAGCACACCAACTGCGGCATAACCAAGCCATTTTGTTAATGTTGGGAACTCTTCAGTAAAACTTAAGACGCCTGATCCCATATCTGCAATCAAGCCAACAAAGTCATTAAAGGCTGGGAGTATTGCTGAACCAAACGCTGCACGAATAACAAACCAGCTTTGGCTTAGTCGCTCACTTTGGTCCGTCATATCCATAGCCATTTTTTCAGCTTGCTGCATGCCGGTAACGTCGCCTAGGTCATTTATTGATTTTCCTAGACCGTCAATGTCGTTCATTAGTAATTTTATAGTGCCTACGGCCTCACTTGAGCCAAATGCTTTTTTAAGTTCGTCGCCCTCGGCTACGTCTATGGTTTCGCCGTATTTGCCTTTAATTTGGTTTAGTATGTCAACCATTGGCAGCATAGCGCCTTGGCTGTCAGTAAAACTTAAATTAAGCGCGTCTTGCGCTTTACCTACACCGGCTAAAAACGATTTATATTTTGTACCGGCTTCACTGCCAGACATAGTTGATTGCAATGTACCGAGTATGGCCATTTGCTCGTTCATACCAATGCCGGCGCTTGTTGCTTCAGCACCAATTGATGTGAACGCCGATGACATTTCAGCGCCTGTTGTTTTAAACGCTTGTACGGCGGTAGCCGTCATGCCTGTTAGCTGCTCTACCCACTCACTTTTACCCATGGCATTAGCTTGGTTTTTAAAAATGCCATACATGGTACCCATGTAATTGGTAATAGTGCCGGCGTCGGCTTTGGTGGCTGCGGCTAATACGTTGCTCGATAGTGTAAACGCTGATAGGTCGTTGTCGTTTAATCCGGCTATCGCGCTTTGTATGTCGTAGCTTGATTTAACAAATTCGGTAGATGATTTACCGTATTTAAGGGCAAATTCGTATGAAGTATCGGTTAGTTGTTTTAATGCCGATTCGCGAACACCTAATGATTTAACCTCGCCCAATGCGCGATCCATTTCTATGGCTGGCATGAGTGCGTTTTGTAGTGCATAACCACTGGCCGCAATACCCGCAACGCCTGACGCCATTTTCATGGTGCCGCGTTGATAGTCGTTGGTTAACCCATTTAAGCTATTGCTTACTTTGGCAATAGGCTTTGTTATTTGGTCAATCATGCCAACGGTAAACATTAGCGGTTGCGGTAAACTCATTTACTTGCCCCCAAAGGCTTTGCACACTGCATTGGTTATTACGTTTTCTAAGTTTTCGCGCTGGTTTTTATATAACCAACCAGCGCGGGCTAAGCTTTGCTCGTCGTCATTTTCGTGTGGCAATAAATGACGACGTAAAATAAATAGTTGTTCAAGCTGATTCGAGTCGATTGAATCAATCAGCCCTTCTATTTTTTTACGGCAATTTCCAACACTGGCGAAAACTCAGCTTTTAGCGTTGATGCAATTTGCAGCTCAGAACCTGGCGACGCTTCAAGTACTTTTTTAAGCGCTGGCTTTTGCTCGTCTGCAATGGTGCGCATTACCATATTGTGTGACGCTGCGGTCATAGAGCCGCCACGCGCTACCGAGTCTACAAAGTCGCTGTGATCTTGCACTGTCATGTTGAAAGTAAAATCAGTGCCCGCGATAGTTAGTTCGATTGCTTGTTTCATGGTTATTCCTTAGATTTGGTTAATATTTTAAGTGTTTAATTCGTTACATTTTTTCTAACAGCTTGTCTAACTTTGCATCCATGCTATCTAGTCGTTTCTCAAACATTTTTTGAGACTCGGCTCGCATTAGTTTTACGTGCTTTAACTCTTGTGCATTGGTGTCGATGCGTTTATCTAAATCAGCAAAAAACCAAAACCCGCTAACAATTACAATTAAGGTTGTTAGCACATGCGCTATATTCACTTCTTTTTTTACATGCCAGCCATCAGCTTTATTTTCTGCCATTACTTAGCTACTCCTTGCCCTGCCGTTTTTTGCATTAGGTTCATTAATTTGTCTTTATCGTTCGAGCTTTTTGTCGCGCTTAACCAAAATGCAGCGGCGTTAGCTAGCAGCACGAACAAGTTGCCAACCAAATACACTATTAGGTCACGGTTTCGCTCAATGTCGGGGCCGTAAAACAAAGCACCTAATACCGCCGAGAACAAAACAAACAGTAAGATGGTGAGCGTTGAGGGCATCCAATGATCTTTATTGTTAGTTCGTGCGTTTTGGCGGTCGTTTAAATCCGCTTTGTATTCTTCAAGTGCAATTTTTTGCAGCTCAATATTAGCCTGGCGTATTTGCTCACGTTCTTCGTGTGCCCACTGTTGCAACTTAAGCGCTGCATCAGGGTTGTTTTTTAGTTCAGCGGCCACGGCTTCTGGTGTGTTTTCTGTGCCTAATGCGCCAGCTATTTGGCTACCAATACTTACCGCTAAACCAACAGGGCCAGTTAATAAAGGAGCTACTGCGCCAGCAATACCGCCTACTGTGTTTGCAATTTTTTTCCATTCCATTATCTAGCTCCTTATAAATTAACTACGCGGTGTAACCACCCGTAGGTGTATTTTTCTTGGCTTTCGTCGTTGGCCGCAATATCAATAAACAAGCTAATTCGCTGGCCGCTTACTGCACCAATCAATACATTTAAGCCGTCATTTTCTCGCGCTGCAGCATAGCTATTTAACGCTTTAATGGTTCGGCTACCGGTTATGCCATCAACGATTAAATCAGGGTAAAGGCTTTGGCATTTGTTAAGCACATTTAGCGCTTTTTGTAGTGCCTTGCCTGCACTTAACACGCCTGAGTTAACCGCAAAATCAAACAACTGCACGGTGAGTGTTTCGCTCAATTTACTAACATCGCTAAGCTTTAACGGTGCCCAGTACTGTTGCTCGTAAATTAAAAATGCAGTTTGATAGGGCAAGTCATGCATAGCACACGTAAAGCCAAAATCACGGGCAACTGCCTTGGTAACACCGTACATGGTTTCACCACCACGATCGGTTGGGTCATTTACATAACCGCCCTCACGTTCTATTAATTCGCCTATCAACCTGATTTTTAATTTGTTCATTTTGCTACTCGCTTAACGATTGGCACGGTACACAGCGCTGTACACCTTTTATGGCTTTTTGCCGCGCTTTGGGTATTGGGTCGCCGCAATCAATGCAATCCGTTGCACTGATCACGCAGCTGTTGTTAAGTCCTTTTAAGCGCTGATCGGTAAATCGTTTTTCAGCGCGTTCCTGTGCAATTACTAGGTGGTCTAGATCATCCATTTACTAACTGCCTTTTATTGCACTATGTTTTCAATTTCTTCGGCGCGTAAGTACGGCACACCGTTGATTTTTACAAAGTCGGGGTCGGTTACATCAAACGGAATTTTAAACAGGCTGGCTTGGCCACCTTTTTTGTCTATGTCTAAAATGTCGCTTAGCTTAATGCGGCAACCAAACGCTTCTACTTTTAGCTCGTCTTTGCTGGTTTTTGCATAAAACATAATGTCGAACGGTTCCATTGCGCGCCAAGCGCCTGCACTTTTTGCCGCATCTGATATAAGCGCAAAGTTACTGGCGTTAACCGATAGCTCACCGCTGGCCGCTACATCGCCATCAACAAAACCATCAGGCACGCCACTTGTTTGGCTCACGGCGCTATTGTCGGTAATAGCCAGTGATGCCGTGTCAACTTGGACCATAATGTCACCCAAGTTCACGTTAAAATTCATTCCAGATAAACGCATGGTTAGTGCTCCTAGTTGCTGCTTAAATCAAGCATGATGTTTACGGTAATTTCTTTTGGCGAGTTGTAAGGGCGAACAACCAAGTAAATAACCACCGCTTTGTTTGTGGTCCATACAATCGTTACATCGCCCTCTACTGGCGGCTTAATATCACCCGGAAACTGCGTGCCTAAAATGGTGGTGCTTTTGCTCATGGCGCGCAGTGGCTTCATAAAGTACGACTTGTTTAGTTCAATGCTGTTAGGCGTTGAATTAAGCGCACGGTTTGCAACACGGCGAATAGCTAATACCCGCACTTCTCGGCTGGCTTTATGCACTGGGCGTAAATGCTCAAGGTATTGGTAGTCACCGCCTGCAGCGTCGAGCGTTTGGGCATCGCTCCAATAAACACCCTCAAAATCGCTATACCACTGCGGTACGCTCATGCGTTTATTTGCTAGGGTTTCTAGTGTGGCAAGAGACAGCGGCTCGTTTTCTCTGTCAACCGGTGCCGCGCCTAGGCCTAACACACTGCCCGTTGCTACGCGCATGGGGCTGTCGGCAATGCTTACGCTGCGGTCACATAATCGCCCTGCTAATACGCCTACGTTATTGCCGTGTAATTGCGGTACGGGCACCACTAAGTGCGCGGCAATATCGGCTTGCAATGCAATGGTTGCGGCTTCATAGGTTGGCCATGTTTGCGTAGCTGCATCAATACCAGGCACGGCAACCAATGCCGATACAAAACGGCCTAATGTGGCTTGCAATGATGTTAGGTGATCATGAATATCTGTGAGTTCTGCGCTTGCTGTTTGCTCAGCACATACCACTACCATTTCAAAGCTTTGTACTTCGTTGGCGCGGTCAATGGCATCAACAATGGTTTCCAGTTCGGCCATTGGGTAAACCGCTGCGGTCCAGTTTTGGCCTGCGTTTAATTGCGCAGCAATAAGCTGATCGCGCAGTGGGCTATCTGCAAAGGTTTTTTCTAAGTCGGTTTTAGCGCCAATGCTAAATAATTGGCTTTCTTCATCAACCGAACCTGCACGGCCAACAAACAAGAAGTGTCGCTCAACACCTTGGATGTCACCTTGCCCTAAATTCAAATTGTTAACTTGCACTTTACCTAGTGACATGTGTTTATCCTC